GACGGCCCAGTTTGATCTTTTCATCGCGCCCCCGCGCGTGCGCCGGCCGCCCTACCAGCGTGACAGCGAGACCTCTCGCGCCGCCGCCGATCACGTCGCGCCTCGCGTCGGGCGTTTGCAGGCGCGCGTCCTCGACTACCTCAGATCCCGAAGCGACGGCGCCACGCTGCAGGAGATCGCCGACGCGACCGGGATCAAGATCAACTCCGTCTGCGGAAGGGTGAGCGAGCTCATCGACAAAGGGCTCGTGGTCCGCACACCGCTGACGCGCGTCAACGCCGCCTCGGGCTGCGAGGCAACGGTGTTGAAGGCGAAGGCGATCGGGGGATGAGCGAATACCTCGATTTCCTCGCACGAAAGGCGGTTAAGGCTCCGCGCCGGGGCATCGATCGGGTGCCCGACCTCGCTCCTCATCTATTCCCTTTCCAGCGGCATTGCGCAGAGTTCGCGTTGCGCGCCGGCGCCGCAGGCGTCTTCTTCGATACCGGGCTCGGCAAGACCGAAATCCAACTCGAATGGTGCCAGAGAGCTCTTGAGGCATCGAACGGCCGAGCCCTGATCCTCACGCCGCTGGCGGTAGCGCAGCAGACGAAGCGCAGGGCCGATCGGTGGGGCTACACGGCGCGAGTCATCCGCGAGCAGTCTGAGGCCGGTCTCGGCATCAACATCTGCAATTACGATCGGCTCGACAAGCTCGAGCCCGCGTTCTTCGGCGCCGTCTCCCTCGACGAGGCATCGATCCTCAAGAGTTTCACCGGAAAGACGACGCGACGCCTGATCGAAACATTCAAGGGGCTGCGTTTCAAACTTGTCGCGACAGCGACGCCAGCACCGAACGATCACATGGAGCTCGGGAACTACGCCGAGTTCCTTGAGGTGATGGCCGCGAACGAGATGCTCTCCCGCTTCTTCATCAATGACACGTCCACGGCGTCGCAACAGTGGCGGCTCAAGGGCCACGCAATCTCGGCCTTCTGGGACTGGATGGCATCCTTTTCTCGGATGGCCGAGAAGCCGTCTGATCTCGGAGACGACGACGACGGGTTTATTCTCCCGCCGTTTGAGGTGCAGCGTCACCGCGCCAAAGACACGGCGCTCGATCGTGATCTTGCGGATATGTTCGGCGCCCCCGTCCTTTCCGCGACCACACTCCACGATGTGAAGCGGCAGACGAGCGCCGCTCGCGCCGATGCCGCCGCCTCCGCAGTCGCATCTGATCCGAGGCGCCCCTGGATCATTTGGTGCGACACCGACTATGAAGCCGACGCCCTAAAACAAGCTATCCCGGATGCCATCGAAATTCGCGGCTCGCAATCGATCGAAGAGAAGGAAGAGCGCCTCGCGGCTTTCGAGACCGGCGCACACAAGCTGATTGCAAAGCCTTCAATGTGTGGGTTCGGCTTGGATTGGTCGCATTGCGCGCGCATGGCATTCGTCGGGCGCTCTTACAGCTACGAAACTTGGTATCAGGCCGTGAGGCGGTGCTGGCGGTTCGGGCAGAAAGAGAAAGTGGTCGTCCATCTCATCGTGGCCGAAGGCGAGGCCGAGATCGGGCGCGTCATCGACCGGAAGGCTGGCGACCACGCTGAAATGAAAGCCGCGATGCGCGCGGCGATGCGGCGTGCTTCGGGCGGGATTACCGAGACGAAGCTCGCCTATCTCCCCACCAATAAAGCGAGGCTCGCCCCGTGGCTGAAATCCGCTGCCTAGGCTCGCACACCGGGCGAGCATTCCAAGCCGTCCACGGCGACTGCGTGGACGTGCTGGCGCAAGTGCCAGAGAACAGCGTGGGCCTTTCCGTCTACTCTCCGCCCTTCGGGTCCCTCTTCGTCTACTCGGAGAGCGCGGCTGACATGGGCAATTCCACCGACGAGGAATTTGCCGAGCATTACGCCTGGCTCGTGCGGGAAAAATTCCGCGTGACGATGCCCGGTCGGTTGACGGCCGTGCATTGCTCGGACCTTCCGATGACGAAATGGAAGGACGGGGCAGTCGGGATCAAAGATTTCTCGGGGCAGATCATCCGCATTCACGAGGATGCCGGCTGGATTTTGCACGGGCGCCGCACGATCTGGAAATGCCCGGTCGTCGAGATGACGCGCACGAAGCACGTCGGGCTACTCTACAAACAGCTTCGCAAGGATAGTTCCAAATCCCGCGGAGGGATGCCGGATTATCTTCTGACCTTCATCAAGCCCGGGGAAAATCCGCACCCGATCGCGCACACGCCCGAGGATTTCCCTCTTGAGCAATGGCAAGAGTGGGCGTCGCCGGTGTGGATGACCGTGCAGCAATCCAATGTGCTCAACGTCCGTCAAGCTCGAGAAGCCAAGGACGAGCGCCACCTCTGCCCGCTGCAACTCGACGTCATCGAGCGCGCCGTCATCATGTGGAGCAATCCCGGCGATGTCGTTCTAAGCCCATTCATGGGCATAGGGAGCGAGGGCGTCGTTTCGCTCAAACTCGGGCGCAGGTTTCTCGGCATTGAGTTGAAGGCATCCTATTGGCGGCAGGCGTGCGAATACCTTGACGCCGAGGACCGCCAGGAAAGCCTGCTCTCTGCACTGGATCAAACGGGGGCCGTCGCATGATCGCCAGTACGAATTTCGGCATGCCGTTGGGACGGATGAATCTGATCCTGCGGGTAGTCTCCGCGGAGTTCGACGTGAGCCTGCCCGACCTCCTTAGTCATAGGCGAATGCGAAAGATAGCACGACCGCGTCAGATCGCCTGTTGGCTCGCGCGCCACGCGACGATGCATTCGATCCCGCAGATCGGCAACAGGCTTGGCGATCGGGATCACACGACGATCCTGCACGCCATTTCGCGGGTCGACGAGATTCGTTCGCGGGACACGGCCTTTCGCGAGAAGACCGATCAGGTTCTCGCGCGCGTTCGCGCGGTCTGCGCGGGCGTCCCGGAGGACCGTTCTGCCGTGCGGACGCGGGAATTGGGGGCGATCACCGCATGACCGGCTTACCGGCGCCCCTCGTGCCCACGGAGATCGATCTGTCTAAGCTCGACGGCTTCATGCTGGATACGGTGAAGCTGCTTGGCAGCGAGCTCGTGGCCCTTTCAACAGGCGACGAGTTCAAGGCCGCCGTCATGCTCTGGTGCCGAGCCTGGAAACAGCGGCCGGCCGCCTCTCTGCCCGACGATGATCGGATATTGGCGAGCTTCGCCGGCTACGGCCGCGATGTGAAGGGCTGGCAGAAGGTGCGCGAAATGGCCCTACGGGGCTTCGTGCAATGCAGCGACGGGCGTCTTTACCATCAGGTGCTCGCCGCAGACGCCGTCAGGGCGTTCCGCGCCCGTGAACAACGCGCCGAGGCCCTACGGAAACGCTACGGGAAGGCTACGGGGATTGAGACGCCAGCCCTTCCGGCAGACGCTCGCGAGGCCTCCGGGGCGCCTACGGAAACGCTACCAGAGACGGGACGGGAAGAGACAGAACATAGAAAAGAAAGCAAGGAAGAAAGTGAAGTGCGCTCGCACGCTCGCGCCACCCGCCTGCCGAGCGACTTCGTGGTGAGCGAAAAATGGAAGAAAGACGGGGCTGAAACTCGCGCCCGTCACGGGTTGCCCCCGATCGATCTCGACCTCGAAGCCGCGAACTTCGTGGACTTTTGGGCCCCAAAACCCGGCAAGGATGGCACGAAAACCGACTGGCATCGCACCTGGCTTCGTTGGTGTCGCACCGCAAAGGGATCGTTCAATGTCCGACAGAATCGTGAATCTCCCGACGATCAGCGCGCCCGCCGGCGGGCCGGATTTGGAGCCGCCCTCATGGCTCAAGGGGTGGGTGCCGAACCTGCCAGTACCGGCGAGCCGGTTAGAGATCGAGGCGGCGATTGCGCGAGCGGAGAGGGCGCTGACGCCGGCGTCACCGGAACAGGCGGCAGTGCTGCTCGAGGAGACGCTCGAGCTCTACGGGGCGCCGAAGAACTGGGATCAGATCGCCCAATTCTACCTCGAGGCGGTTTCGGATATGCCCCTGGATTTGGTCCGGGAGACGCTGAAACAGGTACGGCTGAACTGCAAATTCTTCCCCAAACCGGCGGAGATTCGGGAGCCGATCCGGGAGGAGATGGCGCGGCGGAAGGCGGCGCTATCCCGGCTCAAAACGGCGCTTTGGTGCTCGCAACGGAGGATGGGCTAGACCTGCCTGATTTCCTGCGGAGGAGCGCGTGAGCGAGGGCTTCCCGTTCCGCTCCCATCTGACGCTCGCGGACGCCGATCTCGTGCAGGCCCACCGCGTCTATTCGCAGGACATGCTGCTCTTGGCGGCGCATCCGCAACGGCTACAGCACATCCCGAAATGGAGACTGGCGGAGTTCATGCGCCGGAACCCGAGACCGACGAGGGACGCGGCATGATGTCGACGGCAGAACTGCTCGCGGAGATCGAGGCGGAGGGCAACGCCTTGGCGGCGAAAACCAGGGCGTTCAGGGAGCGGTTTTTAAACCTGATGCTGGACTTAGGGCCGCTCATGCAGAATGCGCAGGCGATCGGCGACAAGCTGCTGCAATTGCCCCCTGGAATGCTTTCCATCGCCCAGCGCGAGGAATTGCTCGCCAGCGTCGACGAGCTGCGCGCGCTCGGGCTTCGGCTGGCCGGCGCGTTGAACTGAACAGGAAAGGCGAAACATGGGCGCGATGAAAAAGGCGATGCAGAAGGCGGGATATATATCCGACGACGCCTATCTTGCCGCCATCGAGATTCAGGTCAGCGCGGAGTGCGGCCTGGATTATCGGCGCTGGCGCGAGATGCTATGGAACCGAATTTGCGATGACGCGAAGGCGCTGCGAGCGGCGTTCGCCGAGGACAAGGAGCGAATGCTGGGACGGCGCCTTGAAGCGCAGCGAGATCGAAACGCCGGCGGCGGGGCCAAGAAAATGACGCCCGATCAGGGCCAGGGTATGCTTGCCCCGTCCGCCGGCGCCCGAAACGACGGCAGCGGGGCCGTGGCAACCCTGCCCGAAGAGGGCCGTTCGCGAACTGCCCCGTCTGCCGTCGCCACGAATGACGGCGGAGAGGCCGACCTCACTGTGCCCGAAGAGGGCCATCGCTTTTCTGCCTCCTCCGCCGTCATACCCAAGGCCGAAAGGCCGGGCGGGGGCCAGGGCTTGATTGCTCGCGAGAGCCCTTTGGGTTCTGCCCCCGCCAAATCTGCCGTCGCCCAAGGGCGCCGCGCCATTACGCCAGCGGGCGCGCGCTTAGCAGGCCAGCAGATCGCGGCGCTGAGCTACTACGACCGGATAAAGCCCTACGGCAAGGCGCTCGGCGACTACACCCGGGCTGGACTTGAGAATATTCGCGATGCCGTAAGCACCCATTTCGATTACATCGGCCTGCTGCTCCACGAGATGCCGCGCGACCCCCGTGCGATATTGCGAGAGCATATCAGCCCGCAGCGCGACCGGGAGCTTTGGGCGAGAGCCGGTGGTCGCCCGAACGACCGGCCGCTCATTGAAGGGGCGCGGCCATGACGAAGCGGAAATCGAATCGCGGCGCGGGGGCCAGGATGAATATGCCTCAACGAGAGGCCGATGTCGACGTGTTCTCCGCCGCGACCTCTGAGAATCCCGGCGCCCGCAAGGGCAAAGGGAAGCGACGGGCCGAAACTCGGGTGCCTCAATCCGAGGCCCATGCCGGCCTGCCCGTCGCGTCTATTCATGGGACCGGCGGCGAGGGGGCCAATTATTGCGTGCCTCAACTCGAGGCCAGAGTGGGCGTGCCCCTCGCCGACCGGATTTCCGCGCTAGTGGCGCACGGCCGCAAGCGCGCGGCGCGGATCAAGATGATAAGCCAGCAGGAGCGCATGCTCGATTCCTGGCTCGTCATGGAAATCCTTGATATGCCCCAGAACTTGAAGAAGGGCGAGCAGGAGCCGTGGTTCAAGCGAGCGGCCGCGTTGCGGGAATCACTCGTCAAGCAGATGATAAAAAACCGCGCAAGGTTTCATGCCAACAAATCCACGGAACCGCTAACGCTTCCCGATACCGACGATGGGAGGCTCGTCGCGGGCATTGCTGGCGCTTTTGAGATGATGCATTCCGTAGCCGCGACGGTGGTGCTCCTGCGCCAGCAGCGCGAAAAATATGAAAGTGCGATGGAGGAGATCGCGCCCACTCTCCCCGCCTACAGTCTCGTGAAGACCATCAATGGATTCGGAGACCGGGGATTCGGTGTCATCATTGGCCGCACCGGCGACCTATCCGATTATGCGAACAAGGGCAAGCTCCGGAAACGCTTGGGGCTCGCGCCCTACCGCGGCCGCGCTCCCAGCATCTGGCGCCGCAGAGGCGGCCTTTCGAAAGAGGAATGGAAAGACGAGCTCAAATACCGGCCGCGCTTCCTCGCCGACGTTTTTGCGTTCATCTACGACAGCATGTTCAAGCATCAATGGCGCGGCGATAAGGACGAGGACGGCAACGATCCGAAAAAGTCCAAGAAGCCGGTTGCGGTCCCGGCGCATGCGATCGGGGCATATGGTGAGGTCTATGGCCGCAAGAGGTCCGAATATCTTCCACGCGTCGCCGCCACGATGCACCTCGATCCCAAGCACCCGGACAAATGGACGCTGAAGCGCGTCGACATGGCCGCCCGTCGATACATGGCGCAGCGCGTCATGGAAGATGTGCGGAAGCAGTGGGGGAGGGAGGCCGGAAACCCTGTGGCCGAAGGGCCCGCAATTCGGGTGCCTCCCTCCGCCATCGCTGACGCCGCCGACTGACAAGAACAAAATGCTCACCGGCGCCAAGATTGCCCGACGGCGAAAGCCCCTCGATTATCGCGCGCCCTGTTCAGCATGCGGAGGGCTGCGGGAGACGGACTCAGCCCGATATTGTCGGGCATGCCACGCCGCTCACATGCGCGAGTGGCGCAAAGATCATCCCTTGAATGCCGAGCAGAGGCGCAAGGACAACTGTCGCAGCTACGCCAACGCCTACAAGAAACGCGGATTGCTAAAGCCGCGTCCCTGCGAGACCTGCGGGTTTTTCGTCACCGAGATGCATCACGATGATTACGACAAGCCGCTGGAGGTTCGTTGGCTCTGCCGAAAATGCCATCTCGCGTTTCATCGGGCGCAAAAGACTGAACAAGATCAAATGTCAAATATGAAACTCACCATAAAGAGAGCGGTACACCGCTGATGGCAAAACGCCCTAAGCGGAAGAAAACGGCACAGCTCGCAGCGGGCGAATTGGGCCCGACGCGCCAGCGTCAGCAGCGCGGCGAGGTGGAGCGCGTTCCGCATGCCATTGCCGACGAGGACGGGCGGCCGTCGCTGCCCTTTCGTGCG